CCTTTAGGCTTCCACATCCGGACAATTTTCCACTCAAAGAACTTAACGCTTGAATACCATCCATGTCAGTCCACCTCTTCCGTTATTTTAATTTTGGCAGTAGTGATAAATGTATCTACTTCGCCAGATGCTTTCGTCAACTGAATATCATATACATAATTACCAAATGCTAAGCTCTTGGTGTCTTCCGGGTTTATAACCAACTGTAAGGTATCCGTAGGAATATCTTTTACCAGCAGCGGTTTGAGATCTGTGTATTTTTGCTTCATCGCAAATCTGACAGAATCCCCTTCAACCGGTACATATGTATTTCCATCCTTATCGACTATGGAAATCTGCGCCATGAAGGTGTCTCCACGGGTAAGCGTTATGGTTGTTCCTGAGACGCTATAACTCATAATTTATCACCTCCGTCGATATGATGTGAACCATGCTTGTACTCTTTTAATCGCTATTTATTTTCTACCATATGGCCCAAAATAATAAACGCTGACAGTATAAAAACCGGCAGCGCTGCAATCATAAGTATAGCCAATATCGCAATCACAAATATTTCTTCCCACATCAATTAAGATTCCGATTCCTTGTTGTAATTTGCAGAACTGATTCCAAGAATTACACCAAGAAAAGTATCAATAGCCGTAATAGTACCAACTATCTGTTCACCAAAAGGAAGTCCCCAGATGCCGGCAATCGCAAAATATAAAGTACCAGCTGCCGGAAGCAGATACTGTGCAATCCATTTAAGGACATCATATACCCCATTACTCATCTTCATGTTTGCGTTCCTCCATTTCAAAATTATAGTTTGATTTACGAATTGGTAATTTATTTACCTCGTCCATCACACGTTTTGCAGAACCATTTCCGCCCATCTTCTCATAAGGCTTGTACAAATATTGATAGAGATTTTCATACTCATCAGAGGTTATATATCCCTGCTCGATATACTTCATACCAAGCCACATAATCCGATCATGCCCAAGCCCTACGAGCATTTGTGTTTTTACATCTTTTTTCTCAAGCCGTTTTGTTATATAGGCCCACAGCCCAGAAGATGCAAGAACTGAGCTAAAGACAGTAAGTAATATTTGAACCCACGGTTCCATTACGATACCTCCTTTAAAATATCTTGTGACCTATCGGATATAACCAGCTTTTTGTTTACCACGATAATGGTTTTGTCGAATAGATCTTCATAAAGTCCGATAAGATTCGTTCGCTGTTTCTTTGACAAAAGTTTATAGAAACTTCCCATCCAGCCTTTAAACATATTTTCTATATTTTCATATGGGATTTCTCCATTTTGAACTTTAATGGATAGTTTCTTCAACTTTCTTCGCATAGTGGCAACTCTTTCCGGATTTATACGTTTAATAATTTTTCCCTCTTTTGTAAGCGAATACTTTACTTGAAGGAATTTGTAAGTGCTAGAGATTTTGACAATGCGGGTTTTCTTTTCATTGATGTGGATTCCAAGTTCTGCGGCTATAACTCTAATATTTTCAAGCAAGTCGAGTAATTCTTCTTTACTTGGATTCATGATATACCAGTCGTCCATATATCTTCCGTAAAATTTTTGACTTCTTACATATTTCACATAATTGTCAATCCGATACGGATAATAGATACCAATTACTTGCGAAAGCTGATCACCAATATTAACGGACTTTGCCATCCACTTTTCGCCCGTAAGTTTCTCTTTCGGGATTTGGCGATATTCAAGTTTATTGAACGTATCATTCAAGCATGTGGTATATTCCTCGTCAGACATATATGATACATCAATCTTGAAACCATCAAATATAAGCGTCAAAAGCCAATTAATAAACTCGTCATCATCAAACAGTTTTAGCAATTCTCTTTTTGCTATCTCGTGAATAATGTTGTCGTAAAATTTTGAGAAGTCTCCAAATAGAATCCAGCCTTCATTGCCATACTGCTTATAATATTTTCGCAGATGTACTTCGAACCGTTCTCTTTGATGAGAAATACCTCTACCTTTAATAGAAGCGCCATTGTCGTAAATAATATGCTTCTTAACCTCTGGCAGCAAAATCTCATCGCAAAGAACATGACGAACAATGCGGTCTTTTATTCGGATACTTGTTATAGGTCTAATTCGTCCCCGTTCAGACAGAGAGAACTCCTCCGTCGGACCGTTTTGCAGAGTCCTATTGAGAAGCTCATCTTGGATTTGAAAAATATAACTCAGAAAATTCAACATAAATTTCTGTGTTGTTTCCTTCCACTTACTGCCCTTCACGGAAGCTTTATAAGCCTTGTACAAATTATTGGCGTCAGAAAGAATTTCCTCGTACGTCATAATTATTCACCGTGATAGCAATACTTACCGTAGTAAATTGCGTCCGGCTTTATCATTTCTCCTTTTGGGAACGGACAGCATCTCCTTCTCGGTTGGTTAAACTGAGAATCCGGACGAACCCCATTAGAGTTCGAAGCGTTGTTGTAGTTCGTATTGCCATTGTTGTTCACATTAGCGAAATTAGCCGAAGAAACGACGCGATTCAGATGTTGCCCTCTATGTACGCTCGGATTTTATTATCTTTCTGACGCCATTTCTTTATCAAACCGATTTCTCGGTCGATAGCTTGGATATAGGGTTTGTAAGCGTTTATGTCGACTTCGAAAGTTTCGACGGTTTTCATCAAGTCTTTCTTAATATCTTCACAATTTATAATCGCAGCGTTTTGATAATCCCTTCGGCAATCGCATTCATGAAGAGTGGTCGGATGTAAAGTATTTGCAGCTCGAATATTATTTGTCATAAGTGTTGCCAACCAATCAATATTCTTTTTATGTGTAGCCAGCAAATAGTAATATTTCTGAAAATCCTCAATGTCATCTTTGCCATAGGCATACCGCATCTGTACAAAATGCTTTACATCCTTTACCCCAAAATTCCGCTGCATAAATTCTCGCAACATATCGTGTATCTCACTCGAATATGTTAGAACCTCAAATTTGGACTCTCTGCGCTTACTTACCAGGACGCTCATTAGTAAGTTTCACCGGTAATCTCTGCGAATTCCTCTTCGGTAATCCAGCCCTTTACTACGGCATTACGAACTCTGGTTTCATTCCACAGCTTCATCTTATAAAAACGATTTACCTTGTCGTAATTCTTGCTATGTTCCATGGTGCTCTCCTTTCTTAAAGTTCAATATCGCTCATCATTGCGAGATACTCGATATCAGATTTCATCTTATCCTGTTCCAGTTCTTTTTCGGAAATATCCCTCAAAACAATCCACCATTTACCTTCAAACTGTGTAACCTGTACAAGCTCCATGTTATCGTGAATCTCGTCAATCGTTCCGTCATTAATTGTAACCGGACTACAATTTGATTCGAAAACCGAAGCGTCAACCTCCGAGGATGAGATAAAGTTATTCCCATTCAAACTGAGATTCTCGATTACAGTTCCATCAGCAAGCGTGATTTTATAGATTTTTTCATCCATTTTGAATTCTTCCTTTCATTTTGTTTTGTTATAACATGTGTTATAGTCACCCGCATACGGTATTTCATCATCGGGGCACAAGGCCCCGCGATTTTACTTAACCAATCGGGAATACCGGACGAACCCCATAAGAGGTCGAAGCGCCGGCGGAGCTCGGACCGCCATCGCCGCCCACACGAGCGAAAATAGCCGAAGAAACGACGTCCCTGAGCCAGTAATTTGCTCTGATATTAACAAACTCCGGTGCGATTTCTGCAAGAGCTAACTGCTTCTTATCAATGGTATAACGATTCATAACAACCGAACCGTCTCCAGCGGGTGTAAAGACCAACGAACCGTACATCATGATTTCATTAGGCAGTTCCACCGTAGAATCATACCACGATCCACCCGACGGATAGCCATTAGAAACAGCATTCGTCAAATACTCTCTATGAGTTAGCACCGCACTGCCAAATGCCGAGGAAATAAGTGTCTTTGCGGTTGCAAGATTCTTCGTATACATCACGGATCCAACATAACCTCCGGTCGTAATATTCGTCTCGTTCATCTGCGCAGTGTAAAGACACGTATCGGGCATAATAACCAAATGCGGTTTGGTAAACACTGTATCGCCAGCATTATACCAATAATTGAAATCCCAGATTCGCCAGTTATATCCGCCGATTACCCAGTAATCTCCAAGGAACATACCCTTAAATGTTCCAGCCTGAATTTCGGCAAGCTGTGCTGCCGTAACAGCAGTACCAAGATTCTTACCGCGAAATACTCTACGACGCAGTTTAGAATCAGCAAACCCGTCGAGAATAGCAAAGAGCGCATCTTCCGCATCAATCGCTTTATTGCCGTCCGAAGTCCCGACAAGAAGTTTGTTTCCAGAAGCCAATGCGTTTACCTGCGTAAGTTCTGAAAGTGTTACTCCTGAAATGAAATCAGAAGAACTGAGAAGCCCAATTAAAGCCTTTGCCACATTAGATGCCAGAATTGTTTTAGTTCCGTTGTCACCATCAATCAGAAAAATGTTACTGGCAACAAGTTCTGTGACTTTTTCGTAATCTGTAATTTTACTCATGTTTGTGAATCCTCCTTTATTTGATTACAAATATAACTCGTGCTTCGATAGGATTGCCGTTGCTATCCAAAATCTGCTCGCTATCATAAGTTCTACCGACAATAGGATCGAGATTACTGTCAATAACCGTGCTTTCATTGGAATCGATCAAGTCGCTGTAAACTCGATAACCATTATCATAAAGATTGTGATACACCGTCTGTTCCGTCTCAAGGACGGATTCAAACTGCTCTAAAACAGCGGTTCGTTTTTGTAAATCCAAAATCAAATTAGTAAGATTTGCTGCCACATCTCCATCAAGAATTGCCTGAAGCGATGCAAACCACTCATCAAATTCCGCCTTACTTGTTGACTGCCAATTTTCCATTGCGGCTGTATTGCTGTTGACATAATCCTTAAACCAACTTGACCATTGTTCCTCCCAAAAATCAGCTGTTTTCTGTATGTCGGCTGTCTGATTTTCATACCATGTGGTCCATTGATCTTCCCATGCCAAATACGCAGCTTGGATTTCTGCTGTTTGGGCATTAAACCAACTTGACCATTCTTGTTTCCAATAGGCATTTGTGGATTCCATATCAGCCGTTTCTTTTTCATAGAACTCGTCCCACTGATCTTTCCATTGCGCTACAAGATCGTCTATCTCCATCTTTTCCAACGGAGCTGTGACGTAAGGACATGCTGATGTACCAACGCAGTTTGTGATGTTCGAT